TAATACTCAAAATTTAAGTAAGGGAAAATGGCTGAGTAAACCATCTTTCGGGAGCGACCCTATCCCTTATTTTTCAATAGATTATTGACTTTTGAATAATTATTATATAACAAAATCAGACAAAAGTCAAATCGTAGTCAAATTCATTATTTCTATTTAGCTTTTTGGTGTTTATCACGCAAAGCACGGTAACCTACCATATCACCCTTTGATGCAAGTTCGTTCAATTTAATGGTGTAATCAGAATCAGAGTTACCAGAACCACCGCTTGCACCAGCACCACGAGAATCTGGCCAATAATGAGGTGATGTATCTTTCAATCCTTCAATCCAGTTTTTCGGATTGAGGACTTTCTTATCTTCTGTAGTGGCAAGTTTACCCTCTCTATCCCGAGCTTCAATCTGCTTAGAATCATCAAGTGAGAATACACCACGTCCCCGTAGAATGACATCCTCTATTGCTTCAGACCTTACACCCTGTTTTACAGCTTCAGCTCTTAAACCGTCATCAATGACTTTAGATTCAAAGAGGGATTGATATGTTGCACCATGATTAACAGCTTCTGATAATTTTCCTGTAAGTTCAGTTACCTGGACTTCATGATCAGAATTCAACTGAGAGGTTTTCTTTTCAATCAACTCTTCTACAGTTCCATCTTTGAGAAACTCTTGATCTTTATGATTTTCATAAAACTCAGTGGCTAATTTAGAAGCTTCAACATCAACACCATCAAATTTCTTGAGTGCTTCTTGTGCTGCTTTTTTTTCACCAATGAGTTCAGTGTTTTTTGCTTTTAAACCAGTAACGGCTTCTTCTACCTGAGTCTTAGCACTATTGGTTAGATTAACTGTAAGCTCATCAACCTCAAGTTTGTTAGCGTCTTCAATCTTTGCTCTCAGTTCTTCATCGTCAATAAATGTGAAATCTGCCATGTTAAATCTCCTAATTTTAGAAAGTCTCTGACTTTCAAGTTTGGGATTCTCAGAACCCCGTTAAGTTATGATTGGAACAATCATATATTATAATTTAGGTGTTATCAAGAGTTATTTGCCGCTTATTACAATTGATCTTCTGGTCCTTCGGATTCCTTGGTTACTTTATTTGTCTTGGATTTATCTAATGTTGTTAAGGCGCTTGCAGTTTTTTCATCACTTTCACCTACTGTGGCTGTAACCTCTACTGCTGGCTTATATGCATTCAATTGCTCAAGATATTCTTGAAAACCAACAGTTTGATCTAAGAGGCCAGAATAAATCAAATAGCGATGAATAACAGGGAGGGGAACAACTTCACTACCATAACCTTCAACAATCTCTTTCAATACACTTGCATCTGGAATACCCTGTGTCAATGAAGAAGGGGCATCAACCACAACTTCATCAGCGTTATAATTACCCCATTTACACATTGTCTGCAAACCAAGCTGAATTGCTTTGATAGCTGATAAATAAATTGAATATACTGAAGCAGATTGAGTAGATTGTCGTATTCTCAAAGCTTCTGCTGCTTCAACCCCTTTTCTGGAGTCAAGAATTGCAATGCCATGACGTATTGCTTCCTCATACAAGCTTGATATGTGTGCTGATACGTGGGTCAATGCTGCTGTATCCGTAACAGTATAAAACACACGAGCTTGCTCATTAGGAAGCACAATCATGACAGATGAGCCTACAACATTAGGTAAGTTCTCATCATTACTTGCACCAACAACACACAGAGTAGGATTACAAGACATATATTCAGCATTTGCCAGATCAGCTTCTTTTCTGTAAATTTGAACAGAACAATTTGCAACTGAAACTAATGGTATTGGCTGCATATCAAAAGAGTTATTGATTGATCCAGCAAGAAATAAAGGAATCTCATCTAAGGATTTCCCCCTAAACATTGGAACAATTTCTGAATTAGAATCTAATCCATCATCTGTATGCAATGTGGTAAAATACTGACCTTGTTCATTGAGATTAAGAACACGATATACATCTTCTGTATCATGTGAAAAAATATCAGTACTACTGGACCTTTCTTCTTTTAAAACACCTAAAATAAGATTCCTCTCATCTTCTACTAAAGCAGTTTTCCAATTAATAAAATCTTCTGCTTTGTACTGCACAAATCGAAATTCATTCTTTTTTGAAACAATATCAACCAATAAAGGAGATCTGCCAGTCTGGAATATTTCAATGATCATATCCAGAAAAAGCTGCTGTAATGATCTGCCATCTTTGGTTGCAGTTTTTAAAATGTACTCTAACTGTTTTGGAACATTAAATTCAGGAAGCTTTGTGATTACAATTCCTAATGCGCCTTGAAGAGCATAAGAAGTAATTAAAGGGAAATGTGCTCGTTCAACATAAGAATCATATGCTGAAGCATATTCACCAGTCATGCCAGAAGGACGAGGAAGATATGTCTCTCCTTTTGCTTTGACAACATCTTCACCTTTCATACAGTCACGTACTTTAATCCAAGCATCTTTAAATTTTACATAACAATCATGTTCTGTGCTTACTGAGCTATTTTGAACTGGGGCTTCCATTGTTTATTTCCTTTTATAAGGAGTTTTAGTATTGCTGTTTGTTTTTACAGTATTTTTGGATTTTGGTACAGCTTTGGTCTTGGAAGCAACCTTTGCTTTAGGTTTTGCAGGTTTTGCAATCTTTTCCATTGTCTTAGCCTTTAGCCATTTGTTTTGCTGCGCTTTGTGCCCCTTTTAAACGTGCAGAATTACTTTTGATCTCTTCTGCATCTGCCAATGTTCTTGCATCGTACTCTTTTTGCCATTGTTTGTCTTGTGCATCCATTGATAATGCTTTTGCCATGCTAAATCCTCCTATTTAAAAATTATCAAATTCCTACTTTTCTTCTTTTCATTGATGTCATTTTACGTGACAAAAGATACCTTAGTGAATCCATGATGTGGTCTTCAGATTCGGTTACCAAATCTTCAGGCTTCTTTTTATCCCTCTGCATAAGTGGTAAAGTCCTAATGTGATGTTCTGCTTGTTGAAAGAAATATAAATGCGGACGTTCAAGATCTTTCCTTTTTGCAGCACCTAACATTTGACGGATAATTGACCATCCAGCAACTCTTGATCCTGGCCCTTTATGTGCTCTTGTCCAATTACATCCAGAAGTTGTCAATGCAGCACCAATTGAAGTGCCATCAATAACAGCCCAGATTGCAGAATCAGCAGGTCCAGGAATGACCTTCATACCGTACTCACCTAATAAAGCATTGTCAACAGCTAAAACCCTCTCAGCAATCTCAGAGGATATTGCTTGATCACCTTCATCAGGAGTTCCTGTCCAACCATAAATTTCATTTAGGGTAACCACAGATCCTTTTGGGAAATATGGCAATTCAACATCAATAGTATCAGGTTGTTCACCATTACACTCAGCTCCGTAAGTGACTGCCCATGGTTTACTTGAACCCCAATCAAAGCTTCTAAAGAGCTTCCAAGATTTTGGTGGATTGAAATTAGGTAATACATGAATTTTAGGGTCCCATACATCAGTGAAAAACCCACCAATTAATAAATCCCAAGAACCATCAATCCATGCCTTACGAAGCATCTCATTATCTTGAGTAAGAGAGAAGATTTTTGCCATATATAAAGGATCTGCTTCTACAAGAGATTTATTTTCTTGCTGATAACTTTGGACACGAGTTCTGGAGACTGTTAATTCTGTTTTTACCATTTCTCCTTTTTCATCTGGATGCTCAAATTCAAGATTTTCTCTAATAATTTTTCCTGGCGGTCCAACATCAATGAATCTTTGTTTGACCCACATGTGCCCTGGGCCGCTAGGATTGCATGTAGCTCTGTATTTCAACGGTATTTTAGGATTTGATGAGCGATTACAAGACATCAGTTTTAGGTAAACATTTGGTAAAGCATGGTTAGTTAATTCTTCCCAACCAATGTAACAATTGGAACTTATCAATGAAATTTGTTTTTTATCTTGACTTTGAGTAGAATCAATGTTATTATCTGTATTCAAAGTAGAAATGTAGTGATGTGCATCCTCTACTTCAAAATCAACCATATCAATAGGAGTTTCTAATGAGGAAACGGAAAAAGAGAGTGAATCCATCTTCGTACCACAAGGCACTGAAATTTTGGAATGATTTTCAAAAGAGTACGGATTTGAGTAAGAGAAATCCTGAGAGATATATTGAACAGGATGGTCAATTACTGCATCGGACAATAATGGAAATTCAGTTAGGTCGCTACTTAACACTTGGAGAAGTTGTTCATCATAAAGATGTGAACCGTTTAAATTGCCATCCAAATAATTTGATTCTTTGCAGTTCTCAGGCAGAGCATTTAAGCAAGTATCATTCAATCCATCATAATCCAGAATTGATCCAGAAGTTGAAAAAACTTGCTTCAAATTCTGAAGTTGGTTATATTGAAGCTGGAGAGTTTCTTGAAATTTCTCCATCATTGGTGAAGAAGATGCTTTCATTATACAATATAAAATGGACTGCTCAAGATGAGAATGCTCTTGATGAGCACAAGATACAAGATCTATTAAAAACACACAGTAGTGAAGAAGTTGCAAAAATGCAGGGTGTTCATGTACAAACTCTTCACCGAAGATTTCCGAAACTCTTTGCTTATTCTGGAAAACCCAGAGGATTTCTTGAACCCCATAAGAAGGAAATTCTGGAACTTCGGGAGAGTGGATTATCATTCGAGAAAATTGGTAAAAAATTTGACACAAACAAGAATACTGTACGCCAAGTTGTTTTGAAGTGGCAGGGAGTGATAAAACGGAAAACAACTGCGAAACATGAAGGATTTCTTGATGTACACCAGAAAGAAATTGAGTCACTTCTTTTAAATAAGATTTCCCAGTTGATGATTGCTCAGAAATTTGAAACAAGCAGGACAACCCTATCCGTCGCCATTCGCCGTTGGAACAAAGCACCGGGTGGATTAAACCCTGCTGTTGTTGCCCTATTAAATTCAAATCCTCATCTAAAACAGAAACTATAACTCCTGGTTTTTTATAATGAAATACCCTGGTGACCTTCTTTGGTCCTTGCAAAGTTTCAAGAAGGTCACCAACCACAACACTCCCTGCCATCTTCTGTACATTATTAGGACAATGAATCATAGCAGTGCTACTATTGCTGAACTCATGTCCGTGATATTGTTCATAGTCCGCCTCTACTCTTGCATAATTTAGCCACAACGATTCACCTTCAGGAAATGTCCATATCTTTTTTGACCCATTATATTTTGCCATTGGAAAAATTCTGGGAATCCATTTCCTTGTCTTAGAAATAACATCTCCGAGTTCTGTTGTTGCTTCCCTTAAAATTAGTCCTTTATAATCAGCACCAAATCCTTTTCCTACGTTTTGGAGGAAGTCCATTATCAACACATCTGTCTTTCCCCCACCCCTATTTCCTGAGAGTAAGCATTCCCACACAGGACAAGTCAAGAATTTCTGCTGACTCCCAGGCCA